CCGTGAGCCTCGGCGATATAACCGAGAGCGAGATCGTGTCTCTCTTCGTCCCTGACATTGGACACAAGTAGCTCCCTCGCTGTCTCTGGAATTTCATTTTTCAGAGCCTCTTCTATAAAGTCTCCGACTGGAACTTCCATATGTCTCATAGCGAGGGCGCGGAAGATAGTTTCCTCCGCACCGTCTTGGAGCTTTCCGGCAGTGGTCTGTACTGGAGACCATTTACGTTTTCGATTTAATAATTTATCATAAGGAGTCATTTCATTCACCGCATTCGCATTGTGGAGCAAGAATTTCCTCCAGGTATGCGTCGGCTTCAGCGTCTTCTAGTGCAGCATATGCATCGGACTTGTCCTGAGTGTTACCCATAACCTGTAAGGAATAATAAAGTGAGGTTTGGGGGCTGCTAAGCCACTCTTCCACGAACGCATTGTCGTAGGCTACCACATCACTCCATGAGTTGAATGAGTATCCGTGAAGAAGTCCCGTATTATTTAACATTGTCATGAAGCCGTCTGCTACTTTCTTGTAAGCATCCCAGCCAACTTCACTGGCAATCTCTACGTTGCCATATTCATAAGTTTCTACACCAAAGGTGCCAGAGTCGCGGTCAACACTCCGAGCTATAGGTGGTGCTATCTCTGGTGTACATGTATAGCCATCTAAATCTTTACTTCTGTAAGAACATGAAGCGGTAGGTGCAATGGCAAATGCCCTATCCATGTTTTTAGCTCTAGCTTGTTGCGAAGCTAATTGTATACCTTTATACAACTCAGCAACAATACTACCTGCCTTACCAGCAGGTGCTAATCCATCATTGAATTTCTCAAGTGCGTTACCAAATTCCTTGTAAGTTACTTGGTATCTTCTGAGGAGATTCGCGAGTCCAAGGAATCCAAGTCCGACCTGCCTGTCCGTCTCCGGGGGAAGGTACTCTCCAGTCCCTCCAACACCTGTTCGGCCATGAAGATCGCACAGCTCGGACATACCCGTAAAGCAAGCCTCTTGTATGTTGCCGATTGTACAGGCACCGAGATTGATATGCTGGAGGAGGCACGTTCCTCGTGATCGCAGATATACCTCAAGACAGACGTTTCCATAGATACGGTTCCCATTTTGATCGTGTTTGATTTTGTTAAGCCAGATATCACCTGACTTGATGCCATATATTATGGCGTCTCGTGTTGTCTGATCAGTACTTTCCCACTTTTCGTGGTCAAGATCGACGCACCTTTTGATCCAGGGTAGTTCGTGTCTGGGAGTAGAGACAAACTCAACAATGTCAGGGTGATCGATGTCAAGATGAACCACCACAGCACCGTTCTTGTAGACACCTCCGCGTCTGAGTGTTTCATTTAATACTGAATAAATTTTTGCAAAGGAAACAGGACCGCTAGCTGTCAAGCCACGTCCATTCTCATGTCCTTTAGGTCTGAGCTTTGATAAGTGTACTGCTACACCAGCTCCATGACGTAATGCAAATGATACATAACGCCACGATCTTTCTATACCTTCATCACCCTCCATCGAGTCATCGACTACGAAGACGGTGCATGAAACTGGCAGTCTGGAATCAGGGTTGTCCATCCATGATTGTACTCGGCCAGTACGAGCTATCACTTGTGCTGTCATTGAACTAAATCTTCCAAATTTGGTGGTGCATAGTTTGGTCCTTTAAGAACCTTACCATCTTTTCTAAAAATAGGCTGTCCATCTTCATTAAGCTTGGACATATTACTTTCGTGAACACGGTGCAAAGCTTCATCTAAATCCCATCTTTGATTCTCAGCGTACTGATAACAAACATAGACTAGATCAGCTAACTCCTTCAGGCAGTCAGCTTTATGGCTAGCACCTGACATGAACATCATGCCATCAGCTTCGAGGAATTCTTTAAACTCCTCAACTATCAGATCCTTCTGTCGGCTTCTTGCTTCCCTCGCTATGGAATTTCCAATTCGATACGTCGAACGGAACTCCTTCGCTTGGCGACTGAGGTAGGTGGTGTGTTGATCTGGAGTTATAGTCAGTGTGCTTTCTTCTGAGGGTGTCACGTTCGTTAGTTAAATAGTGGATGGCTTTGTCTAGGTCTTCAAGAGGATTACCTTCTGGATTACCTATTGTTTTTTTGTGACCAGCTCGACAAACATACTTAACGACGTTGCCGAGATGGTAATTGAGTCCTTGATCTCTTATGAAATCCCAGACTTGTATTTTACCACGGTTATAGTATGGTGGGTTGTAGAAACTAGTCATTCCCATTAAGGGTTCCAAAGTATAGGTTGTTGTTTTTGGTGATCATAATCTTCATGCTGTAAGATCTTAGCGAGCCTAGCATTCATCAAAGCATCATCGTCTGATAATCCTTTGTCTTCATACGCCTTACACACAGCACTCCATGGAGTCTTGTGCTTGTTAAGTATATCGGCTGCGCGTTTGACTCCAATGCCAGGGCATCCTGAGTATCCATCTGTAGCATCACCTGCTAGTGATTGGATAAGATGCCAACGATCCCCGTCTTCTTTTGTAATCTCTTCTACGTCATTAGTCATGTCCCATAAAGGTCCAGGTATTTGACGCATGTCTTTGTCTGGGGAAACAATAATGTTATCAGTACCAGCGTACATAGGATTCGTTGCATCAATTCCTATGGAATCATCTGCTTCGAGTGTATCTCGAACAACCGTGTTATAATTATCGCGGCAGTAATTGACCAAACGTTTATACCCCAAGGGCTTCCTGCGGTTTCGATGGCCTTTGTAATCCGCAAAAATTTCTTTCCGGAAATTTCGAGGGCTTGAGAAATAGAGGATAACATCATCTTCCATCATAGCGGTTTTAATCTTCTGTAGCTCCCGCTCAAACACTTTAAGAGCTTCTTTAAAATTGGATTGAGCTATAATAACATCTTCTCCAAAATCTATGCACTCTTCACAAGCTTGAGCTGCTTTATAAGCTACAAAATCTGTGTCTATTAATAGCATTAGTGTACTTGTGCCCAATTGTCACCGATTTGAGCATCGGCTTCAATAGGCAGTCTCATTTTATAATATTCACCAGCTTCTAAAGCAGAGTGCTTACAAGCCCTAGCAACTTCATCGGCTGATGATGGTGGACTTCCTAATACTTGCTCATCATGCACAAAGGCGTACCTCTCATGCTTGACTTCTGATAGCCATGAATTTGTAATTAATATCCACCGTTTCGCGATGATCCCCGCCGATCCCTGTAAGAGGTAATTGAGGGACTTATGCCGCGAGTCAACGATGAGACGACGGTTGTCGAGTCCAAGAAGATAACCCCGTTCACTAGCTTTACGTACCGCTTCCACAAGCTCTTTAAGCCCTGGAATGGCATCCATATAAGCTGCACGGATTTCCTTCCCTTTCGCCTTCGCCTTGTCATCTGAGAGTTGCGAGTCATACGACCTCCCAATCTTCTGGTCTCCAGCCCCGTAAAGGAATGCATAGGTGACCGTTTTAACAAGTTTCCGTGTAATCCCAATTTTGTCTGCATTTTCTTGGTGAATATCTGAATTAAGTAGAACCTTAGCATATCTACCGCCGTCATAACGAGCTAGGTAATGTGCGAACATTCTTAATTCTATACCTGATAAGTCACTATCGATTAGTTTCCATCCAGGTTTTGTGATGAATAGCTCACGACAATCTGTGTCACTACTCACCTGCGCCAGATTAGGCTTGGCGTGCGCCATTCGATGCGTAGCAGCACCGATAAAACAGGAGTGGTGAAGCCTGCCATTCTTGACCAACTTCAACCACGCATTATTTCCTTGTGAGAGCATTCCTAGTTTCTTCTGTGTCTCCAGTATTCCTAGAAATAATAATGCTTCTTCTGATCCGATTTCTTTTAAGACAACCTCATCTATAACAGCTTTGCCAGTGGCAGTAAGCTTCTGAGGTTTCCATCCCTTTTGCTGTAGTAACCATGCAACATGATCCCTACTACTAGGATTGAAATCTTTTAACCGTTGCATTTCAGCTCCGGCTATATACCCTTGTGTCTTGTTATCACGTTTAGGTGTAAACAGGTTACCAGGTACGAATGTACAAAGCCTCTCAGCTTGCGCTCTAAGGCTCTCTAGCTTGTTCATTAATGTGTTCTCTAGCTCTTGAGCCTTACGAACATCAAAGGGCCATCCTACGCGCTTCTGATCTTGCATCATCTCAGCAATCTGATGCTCTAGGATGACGGGTTCAGGTATTTTTGGAAATGTTTCCATAGTTTTGCTAGGACAGCGACATCTTGTTTGCAGTATTCCTGCATGTCTGGACTCCATTCAGCCCAGTCTGTAGTCTTTCCGAACTCGCCTTTATGACATTTAAGACGGTACCCATATGCCTCTAGACTGTGTGATCCGTATAAGCTGATTGGCATCATAGGCCATTTACGCTTCTTGTCAATGTCTAATAAGTTCGGGTGAAAATAGCGGCTTAAGATAAGAGTATCCCAATGAGGAGTCATTAACTCTCTAAAGAAAGGGTAGTGTTTTTGTAGTTGAGGTACATCATATCCAATACCATTGTGTGAGATGATATTAGTAGCACACATCAACGAAGTTATACCGTTACATATAGAGTAAGATCCAGCCATAGGCAATTCTTTAGGATTCCTTGCATATGGTTCATCATTATACTCTTCTACAAGTCCAGTGTCTATATCTTGTATGACAATGCAATGAACTCGTTTGGATTCAAAACCATCTGTCTCAATGTCAAAGGCAAGATTCAGTTGCGCTTTTTCCATATGTAGGTTTTGTCAACAAATTGTGCTTTTTTAACTGCCTCCTGTGATGGTGGTTTTGGTCTTATTAACTTTGCTTGCTTATTCTCGTCATCATTATACTCGTACCACGGATGAACATATTCGTTAAAAATCTGTGGTCGGGTTGAATTCGGGTTCAGCTTCATGTTCAGTAAATCTGCAAGTGTTTAGGTCATAGCTTATCTCACATGCCTTGCCAGTCTCGCCTGAATAACGATTTTTAAGGATTCTAACAGTCGTTCCATCTCCAGAAGCTCCGGCCTGCTGGTCTCTTTCGAGGGCAATAACCGTATCTGATATTTGAGCAATGCTATGAGATCCTCTGAGGCTGGACAGGTTAACTCGTCCGCCTTCTTCATGAGCGTGCTTGTCATTACTCGCCCTCCGTAAATGCGAGACTAAAAATAATGTTATGCCTGTTCTTTCTACAAGAGATCTTAAACGAGTCATAGTTTGATCTATCATTCGTCGCTCATCCCCATCAAGCCCAGACAATAATATACTAATATGGTCTAGGAATATAACACGACACTCCAGTCCACTGGCAAGATACTCGATCCGTTGATAGATCGTATCTGGATCAAAACTTCCAAACCCATCAAAAAGATAAAGATCATAATTGGCAAGAGTGTCCAGAAAGTATTGTTTGATTCGTTCTGGCTCATGTTCTCCTATATGTAGTGGTGTTCCCACCGCACAGGACATTATTCCGAGGGCGGTGTTTCTATTTCCCGCTTCAAGCTCCATGATGCCAACCCGTTCCCCTTGCTGTAGCAAGTGAGTTGCCAGGTTTCGGCAGAATGACGTTTTTCCGGAACCAGTGCCCGAAGTAATTGTAATAAGTTCTCCGTACCTGATGCCGTGTAACTTCTCGTTGAGACCTTCGAAGGGATACTCATGTATACATTTTAGATTAGGTGTTGATACTAATTCTAATAGGGATTTCCCTTCAACAATTCCATCAGGACGGTACGTTTTTGCATCATAGATAGCCCTTCGAATTGCTTCCATGTCTCCGTGCTGAAGAGCTTCGGAAGCGTCCTTGTATTTCTCCAGTCGCGCAATCTTCGCCTTGCCAGGAGGTAATATAGCAGCGCAGTCTTGCGCAGCTTGAATTCCTGCATCGTCATGATCGAAGAATAGTACGACCTCTTCATAACCTTGGAGAAGTGGGAGGACTTTCTGTAGATCCTTTTTAGCC